GCGTGAATCAATGGACCCCACTGGCATTGATGTAGAGCCAGTTAAAGAAGAACCAGCAGGTAAACCAGGAGAAGAGAAACCTCTTACTCCACCTGAAGATTTAGTTTCCCCAGAAACCCACGATAAACTTCTGCAAGACCACGAAGATAAAAAAAAAGATAAAGATCTAAATTTCGCTCCAAAGGATGTCATGGACATTCCAGAGGATGACGAGATTGAGGAACAGTCCTCTGCTGTAAATGAAATTGCTCGTGCAGATAATGACGATATTCATAAAGTAGCCGCTGATACCCATGAGCATACATGTCCTAAATGTGATGACGTTTGGAAATGCCATAAGGGACAAGCTTGTAATGAAGGTAAAAAAGCTCTTTGTGGGAAGCATTATTCTGAAAAAGAATTTGGTAAGAAAAAAGCTGCTCCTTCTGATTTAAATCCCCTACAAGAACCAATCCAAGAAAATCTAACCACACCTACACCTGTAAAAGATCAAGATACAGTTCCTATGGATAAGCCTTTAGATCACAATGCCCCACAAAAAGGGGATAGGGTTTTTGTGTCTTCAGATCTTGCTGATGAGAAAGCTGGATTTGAAGCTGTATTCATTTCTACTTACAAATCTCAAGGAATGGACTTCTCGATTGTTGAAACTGATGCTGGTGATTTACTTGATATTGAATCTCATCGCGTTACTAAGACATCTGAAGGTTCAGGTGCTCAAGACACCGAGCCTGTTATGGAACCTCAGATTACACAACAGCAACAAGATGATGCTCTTCCTGTAACACCAAAGATGGATGATTTTCATACAAGCTCTCAGGACCCACTTTTTCAAATAAAGGCTGAACTTGCATCCTTAGAAAATATAGTTAAGGCTGCGGAACTTGATATTAAAGCCTCAGAGACTTTTACTACTCCAGTAGATGTTGATGATATTTATATGCAGAAACTTTTAGGACATACTGAAATAACTTCCATGAAGCAAACGAATATTCAATGGCAACTTGATTTTGATATGCGTGAATGGGGCGTAAAAAGTGCTAATGTTTATGTTCCTGATCAGACTATTACTCTTGTTTATGAATTCTGGAAAGATGAAAGTGCTCCAGGAGCTGCAGATGATACCTATGAACATGAATCTAAACAGGTCCAGATTACCAATGTTCAAGTAGAGGGTCAAGATCGTACTGGTTTTGATCAATTGGCCCCTAACACATTGACACTTGAGAGTGATGGTAAGTGGGTGCTAGACTTTGGTACATCACAGCACTATTCTTCTCAACATAGAAATAAAATTTATTTAAAGGCTGGAGAAATGCCAGCTGAACATATATGTGAACAGTGCAAAAAACCTATGGGATACCAGGGCTTTTTAGGTCCTGTTTGTAGTAAATGTGTTCGTAAGAACCATAAGAAAGTAACCCAAGGATCTGATTTTGAGAAAGGAATTTCACAGAATAAGACATCCGATGAAACACTTCCTGCAAAAAATGAGAAAAAGAATCCTAGTTTAAAGGATAAAGATATTGATCCCTATAAGCATCATTCAGATTTAGAATGGGAAGAGGGAGATCCTTGTAAGCTTTGTAAATCCCCTATTGATGAGAACTGCCAGTGTACTAATGAAAGTTGTGAGTTCCGTCATTGTGGTCAATCTTATGCAGCTACCAAACCAGAAGGATCTGAGCCAGATCAAGTTGATTTGATTATGTCTTATGAACAAGGTGACTTAGATGATGATGGTATCTTAAAACTATTCAGTATGCTTATTAAGAGCGGTCAAGCCTGGAGTCTACAAGGTTCTTATGGTCGTACAGCAAAAGCTCTTATTGAAGGTGGATACATCAGTGATTCTGGCGTAATCTTGAAAGACGTTGTAGATACTGAGATTGTTCCTGATGATCAAAAGCTTTTATCCAAACAGTTTGCATTTAAAAATGAAAAAACAGCAGCCGAACCAGAAGTAGCTCCTAAGACACAATTTAAAGATTACAAAATTACACCTAAGTATACACCTAAAGAACAAGCCATTCCAGCTACACCAGAGATGGATCAAGTGCTAACCCAAATCGATAATATTCAACAGAACTTAGCAACACTAGAAGCTGCTAGAAAGCAGATCCAGGCTAAGATGAAAGAAGAGATGGATAAGATCGATCAACAGGGTGGACGTGCTGAAATGGAAGCAGCACTTCAAGAGGGTGTTGAAAAGGCAGCTATACTTATTGAGGCTGTTGATTCTAAAGTTGTGCAGTGGAAAGATAAACTCTTTACAATGCAGACAGAACAAATTGACGAAGTACCAAGTATCACTCCTAAGCAAATGTTAGAAAAGATTTATGCTAAATTTGAAGGGGCTGAGAAGTATGTACAGGATGTTCTTAATGGTATGTTGAGTCAGGCAAAACGAGTAGTTGAAAAGACACTTATTCGTTGGCCCAATAAGAAGTCCAGCGTAGATATTGAAGCATCGTTGCTTGATGAAATTAATCGAATGAATGAAGAGCTTTTAGCAGCTCTTAAGTTACTATCATCTCCTTTATAATAAGAGGGTCACATGGAATTTTTGATTAGCCTTTTGACCGATCCCAAAATGTTGTCTGTATTATCTTTGCCTACTATCGCTATAGGGGCATTGTCTTTTGCTTTGTATAAACTCTTTCAGAAGTATGATCGTTTGCAGGAACAACGTTTACATGAGTGGAAAAGCATGGTTGACGATTATAACCATTTAGCCAAGGATATTAATAATACTCTTGATTTGCTAATTAAGCTCAGTGGTAAAAACGGCAACGGAGGAAGTAAATAACATGAGTGCTGATAAGGTTAATAAAATCGAGCAGGATGTTAAAGAAATCCATACACGGATTAAGAAGTCTAATCTTGTGCTTAGAAAACGCATTAAAGATATACAAGAAGATATGAGAGAGTGGAATTTTTTAAGTGAGTTAACTGATGATAAAAGTAAAGGTAACGGACATTTGCGCTAATGCTGAAGAGCATATCTATAAAGAGATCTATTCCTTCCTTATGGGAAGTGAATACACCCTTCATGGTTGTTGGCGCATTTATCGCTGTTCTACCTGTCTTAAGTTAAAACTCCTCACAAGCGAAAAATAAAGATAAGTTACGGAGTACTATGTCAGAATTCGAACCGATGCTGGAAAATGATATTCCAAAATTACTAGAGAATATAGTGCAGCTTGCTATGAATCCTAGTTATTGGTCATTGGCAAACCTCGGCATTGATTTGTATGATAACCAGGTTGAGATTGTAGAGACAGTCTGTGATCTTAGTATTCCATATGTAGGCATACTTGCTTCTCGTGGTTCAGGTAAAACATATTCCGTTGCTATTGCTCTTGTTAAGCTGTGCTTAGATAACCCAGGATTTCGCGTTGGTGTTTTTGGACCAAAAGCTGATACATCGAAACGTTTAGTTAAGGAAGATATTATTGGTCGTATTTTGTCTCCTACCTCTAAAGTTTATGACCAGATAGATTGGCATAAAACTACCAGCTCATACATCCAATTTAAAAACGGGTCCACCATTAAGGCACTTTCTGCTTCTCCTACAGCCACTCAGGAATCTGAGCACTTTCACGTCTTGGTACTGGATGAAGCTCATAGAACTAGCGACTTTGTTGTTAAAGAAAAGCTGGTTCCAATGCTTGGGTCTTTTACTGTAGCTAAGACTATTAAAATTGGAATTTCTCTTTACAAAAATAATTTTTGGCATAGCTGCAATGACAATGGTACACGCTATAAAGTACTGCGTAAGCCATGGTCCGAATGTAATATCTATGGTCTTCAGGGATACATCGTTTATGAGGGTAAAGAATATCCTAAACGTATCGTAGATCTGATGCCCAAGGTAGTTAAAGAAAGACTATTTCCTAATGATATCAATCTTCATTATGATAGCGTAGAAGGCTATTCAGAAATTGAGTGGAATACTCAATATGAAATGATATGGATGGAAGACATCAATCTCGTTTTGTCAGGCGATCAGCAGAAGAAACTCGCTTCTGGTTTGTTCCATATTTTAAAAGCAGGTCGTCCTGAACTTACAGAAAAATATTATTTTGGTCTAGATACTGCGTCTGGAACACTGATGCTTGGGCAGAAGGATCTCGACTGGACTGTACTAACAATTTTAAGAAAGAATGGTGATAATACCAAAGACATAGTAGCTAAGTATATGTGGCAGGGCGATGTTGTCAGCCAGATGCAGGAGATTCGAGATATTGTACATCCCATTGATGGTATATTTAAATGCGAAATGGGTCTTGCTGACTATTCAAATATTGCTATCGGTATTGTTGAGATGTTTAAAAAAGAGGGTATTCCAGTAGCAGGTGTTACTTTTGGAGCCTCTGAGCCTATTACTAAAAAGAATTATAAAAATGCCATGGTAGATCAGTTCGTTTTCGAACTTGATAGTGGACGTGTTCAATATCCAAGTCTTGAGGAAATCAAGAAAAATAAAGTATTTAAAGATGGGTATGAGCAATGGGGTCTTCTAGAAAGACATCGAAAACTCGGTATTAATGATAAAATTTTCGTAGATGCATCTGCTGGACACGACGATCACGTATCTGCTGATATTCTAGCTGTTTGGTGCGCTGATCAGGAGAAAGCTTATGCAGGTAAGGTTATACGCACAATGAAGGGCATTCCAGCCCCTATTGCTGGTCCTTCGAACCTAAGCGGGATGGGAACGCCTATGCCAGGACAACCAGGCGATCCCAATCAAGGCCGATTCTTAAAAGATAGGTTAGCTTAAAATGGATGAAAAACCCAAATGTATTTGTTGTGATGGCACCGAATTAGAAAATGGTGCTGCGATGGTTTTAACTTATCTATTTGATTTAGGTTATGACCTACCAAGAGATTCATATAATGATTTTTTATGGAACTTAAGAGAACGAATTTTGAAAGAAAAAGCTTACCGATTTAAACTGCCATTAACAGAAATTAAGAAGTAAATAACAATGCGTAAAAACGAGTTGGATCTAACGACAAGATAGGATATACTTAAGAGAGAAGAATAATGAAAATCAATCAAACGCTTACAGAAGCGCGTAAGTATTTACTTTACATTTCTGATGCTCTTCATGCTACAGCCCAAGCTTATTCTACAGATAAAGAAGATCGTACTATTTTAGAAAAATATGCTTCTGATCTTTTTGAATATTCTAATGGTCTTGAGCAGATGAAGAATAATATTGTAGCAAAAGAACAGTCAAAGAAAAAAATGCAAATTGTTGCAGAGTTGGAATCTACGTATGAAACCAAAAAACGTATAACTGCAAAAGCGGCAAACAATTTACGTATTATTAAAGCAGTTTTAGAAACTGCAAAAAAAGCTGGTGTTGAAAAAGATATTGAAGAAGCTAAGAGACGTTTAGCTTACTACACACAGGAACATACAGTAGCTACACAACTCGAAATGAATGCGAAAAGAGATTTAGAGCAAGGAGCTTAACATGGGCAGACCTAAAGGTTCAAAGAATCAAGGTGGTATATCAAAGAAAGGAACAGCATCTGGAACAGGATTTCATGGCGGCATTCAAGAGCCAAATTCTGGTGCAAATGCATTTACTCTAGGCATGAATAAAACTGCATCGTTGGACAAGACTGCAGGTAGTGAATATTCGGTTACACAAACTCAATCGTTTTTCTATTCCCCAGAACTTACCTCTGATTCTTGGGTATTGCCTAAGTCTCGTCAAGAAATTCTGAAGTGGATTCGTATTTTCTTCAATTTAGAACCATATATTCAACAGATCACCATGATGCACTCGTTGTATCCCTTTTCGAAGTTTGATTTAGTTGTAGCTGATCCAACCATTAAGAAATTCTATGAAGAGATGTCCTCAAACGGTGAGTTCAATCTGTTTGAATACATTCTCCAAGCCTCTTTATCACGCGAGAAATTCGGTGAAGCTATTTGTTTCGGTAACTTGACCCAGGATGAAACACCATCAAAGAATGGTAAACGTTTATTCCGTTGGCACAATTTTATTCTATTAGAACCAGAACTTGTTGAAATCAAGACAGATATGATGAGTGGTAAAAAGACCTTTGAGATGGTTCCTACTGAGGAAATCAAAGCCCTTATTTCTTCAACTCGCCCAGAAGATATCGAACGTGTTGAGCAGCTTAAAGAAACTTCTCCAGAGCTTGTTAATGCTGTATTGGAACATCGTAACATCAAACTTGATGAAACCTGTGTATCTCAAGTTGCCCGTGTAACTGATCCTTCAGCTACTCGTGGTACTTCACGTATTCAATCTTGTTTCAAAGCTTTGATTCTTCAGGACTGGATTCGTCTTGCTCAATCAGCTTATGCTAAGAACTATGTATTCCCCAAGGAATTGTGGACCATCGGTGATTTGGCAAGTGGTACAATGCCTTCTAATAACGACTTGAATAACTGGAAGCAGCTTATTAACCAGTCAATTCAAAGTCCTCCATTTACGATTATTGCTCCTCCAATCGTTCACTACGAAGCACTCAGCGTTATGGGTAAGCAATTCCCTTTAAACAATGAGTACGATTACATTCAGGATCAGTTGCTCGTAGGTCTAGGCGTAAATAAAAATATTATTTTGGGCGAAGGTCCAAACTTTGGTAATTCCAAGACCATGGCTCTTCAGTCATTGATCATGCAATACAAAGCTGTTCGTGATAAATTTGAAGATTGGATGATCAATAAGTTCTTCAGACCTATTGCTGAAAAGAACGAATTTTATACAGTAGATCCTGCAACTGGTGAGAAGCAGTTGATACTCCCACAGATTTCTTGGTATAAATCCCTCGATATCGATGCCCAGGAACGTGAACAAGAACAATTTGAAAACTTCCATGAGAAGGGTATTATTTCTACTAAGACCCTATTCAGTAAATTTCCAAATCTTGATTATGAAACTGAACGTAAACAATTGGAAGAAGAACGTGGAACGATCTTTGATAAGGGTGGTAAAGATAGTCGCTTGCCAGCTCAGATCTCCAAGCCTAGCGGTGGTGGTGGTGGCGGCGGCGGCGGTGGAATCGGAGAAGATTTGGGTGGTGAAGGTGGTGGCGGTCCAGAAC